CACTGGCAGCAGTGGACCCTGCAGACGCCGGCCCTGGAGGCCGTCGCCGCCGCGATCGGTGTCGCGGCGGCCGACCACCTGCTCTGAGGTGCGCCCGGCAGGACTCGAACCTGCGACCTAGAGATTACAAGGGCGAAGGTTGCGTCGTCGCGCTGCACCGCGCGGCCACCCCTGTGGTCGACGACAAAGAGGTCGCGGCGTGACCGTAGACGGCCGATTCGAGGATGATTACGTTCCTACGGCATGACGCTTCTCTTCCCCGATGCGTCGGTGTCAGGGCACCCTGACCTCGACCCGCTCCTCGCTTCGTGGCGCCGCTGGATGCGCGCCCAGTCGTGGTCCCACCGAACAATCGACGACCGCGTAGACCTGATCCAACGCGTGTCCCGCCAGATCGGCAGACCGCCTGAGAACCTCGACGTCGACGACGTGCTCGAGTTCCTGTCCGGGTCGTTCCTCGCGTCGACACGCCAGACGTACCACGTCAACCTCGACTCCTGGTTCCGGTGGCTGCAACGCCACGGCGGCAGGCCGGACAACCCCATGTCCGACCTCGCGATCCCCAAGGCGAAGCGCCGGCCGCCGCGACCCGTGTCGACGTCCCACCTCGTGCACCTCCTCGACACCCGCATGAAGCGCAAGACCCGCACGATGATCTTGCTGGCCGCCTACCAGGGCCTCCGCGTCTCCGAGATCGCGAAGTTCCGCGGCGATAAGGACATCGATCTGCGCTCCAAGGAGCTGCGGGTCATCGGCAAAGGCAACGTGGACGCGATTTTGCCGCTTCACCCGATCATCGAAGCGGAGGCCGCCCTCTACGGCCCGGGCTGGTGGTTTCCACAATGGAAGCCCAACCGCGACGGCGACGACGGCGGCCACATCCTCGGTCGCTCCGTCTCTACCGTTGTCGCCAACGCGATGCACCGGGCGGAGATCCCAGGATCGGCGCACGCCTTGCGGCACTGGTACGCGACCGAGCTCCTTCGCGCCGGCGTGGACTCCCGCGTCGTGATGGACCTGATGCGTCACGCCTCGCTGGCCACGACGCAGCGGTACCTGCATGTGGACGACACCCAGCGCCGCGCCGGCCTGCTGTTGCTCCCGGACGCGACCCGAGACGTCGTCGTCGAGATGCCCGCCGCCATCGACCCGGTCACGGGGATGAAGAAGTGGCACGGCCTGGACGGGCTGGCGGCCTAGACAACAGTGGCCCAGCTCCCCCTGAGATGGAGCTGGGCCACTGCAGAACGGGGTCAGTAGTTCTCGGGCTCCGGAGGGGTCTTCGCCACGTCGGCGATGCCCGCCTCGACCTTGACGACCTGCTGCTCGGGGGTCTTGGTCGGGTCGACGTAGACGGGCTGCCGGATGTAGCCCAGCAGGACGCCCGCGTTCGGGAACTTGGTCTCCAGCCATCGTGCGGCCGCGTAGTACAACGCGATCGTGACGGCGGAGATGGCGCTCTCGAGGAGCTTGCTGGTGTCGTCGTCGATGACGACACCGATGATGAGCAACTGGCTCACGAGCCAGCCGACGATGATTGGGACCCATGTCCGGATCACCGATACGAGGTACTGAGACATTGCTTCTCCTTGGTGGGGTGGTGAAAATCAGGCCGTCGGCGAGAGGATGTCCGCACCGACGAGGTTGTGGTCGCTGGAGTCCGAGCAGTCCGGGCTGAACGTCTTGGCCGCGTTGATGCTCTGCCCGGCGCCGAGCCAGTCCATCGAGTGGTTGACCGACACCCGGCGCCGCTTTTTCGACCAGCGGTTCATGGTGTTGAACCGGATGAGCTGCTGCTTGCTGCCGATCTGCAGGTTCGACAGGCGCGAGCTCTCGAGGATCTTCTGGACGCCGCCCTCGTCGTTGCAGTCGAGATAGAGGTAGCAGTCGTCCCACGACATGCCGAGCTCGGTCTTGATGTCCTCGATGTGCGCGAGCAGCGATCGAGCCTGCTGGCGGCGGATCGAGTCAGGCCCCTCGTTCTCGAGATGGGCGCAGAAGATCAGCACGAGACGCTGCTGGCCGCCTCGGTGACGGAGCTGCGCCCAAGTCATCTCCTTGTCGTCGGAGCGGTACTCGCCCTCGAGGACGCGCTGCCCGCCTCGGAGCTGGCTGAACGCCTTGGGGTTGAAGAAGATGTAGCGCCACCGGGCCCCGCCGACAGCCAGCGTCATCGGCCACCCGGCGTTCCGCATGGCCGTGCGGAACCACTTCACGTGCGACAGCGACCCCATCTCGATGCCGCAGAACACGTCCGGGTGCAGGGCGGCGAGCCGGCGGACCGTCCGGCCGCGGCGCACTGTCCACCGAGGCCACGGGCCCAGCAGCGTGGGGCTCTTGATGTTCCAGCCGATGATCCTGAACCACGCCTGCGGCGCCATCAGCGGACCGCCACGAGCTTCGAGCGGTCGTAGAACGTCCCGGACGCGGTGACGACGAACTGGTGCCCGTTCTTGTCGGCCACGGTGAGGACGTGGTTGCTGACGACGAAGCCGGGGTCGCGCACCTTGAGCTTGAGGTCGGCGTCCTTCTTGGCTTGCGAGTAGCCGCCCGTCCGCGTCCGCACCTTGAACACGTCGGTTGGCTTGTAGACGTGGATGACCTCGGGGTCGCGCGGTCGGGCGCCGTAGTCGGGACCCGCCATCCCAGCACGGCCCAGACCGTTGCGGTCCTTCACGTAGGCGACGTCCTGCTCGAGCGCGAGCTGGGCGAGGCCCGGGTCGCCGTGCTTGAGGAAGTGGAAGTGCCAGGGCCAGTTCCCCTGGGAGGGGTCGCGCACCCAGCCCGGCCAGCCGAGCCGGGGCAGCCAGACGCGGAACTGGTTGAGGTCGGCCTTCTCGTGGCCCTTGCGGCCGTAGAGGTCGGCGCAGTTGCGCTTGTCGTGGGTGCCCTTCGACTCCCGGTTCTTGGTGTTGTACGGCGGCTGGCCGATGTAGATCGGCAGGTCGGTGATCGCGTGGACAGCGTCGAGCACCTGCTCGAGGCCGAGCGAGATGTCGGCGGGCTGCCAGTCCGCAGGGAACGGGCTGCGGATCCGCGTGAACTGGTTGGTCATGACGCCAAGATGCGACGCCAGCGTGCGTCCGGGTGGGACGGCAGGATTCTAGGTACGGGCCGGCAGACGCCACCGCCACGGCGTCCACAGGGCCACCAGGTACGCCAGCAGCGCGAACGTCATCCAGGCGACGTAGGACGGCGCGACGTACCCCCGCGAGTACGCGATGCCCGAGGCCACCACCAGCACGACGTAGGGCAGCACGGAGGTGGCTGAGCGGAGCCGGTCGTCGAGATCGCGGCGCGGGTGGTTGTAGAGGTGCCGCCAGCCGAGGGTCACGATGACCAGTAGGCCGAGGACGAGGTTTGGCAGCCGGAACGTGCCGGCGTGCTCGGTCAGGAATTCGATCATCCGAACAGCCCTTCTGGCATCGCCGGGGCTGGTGGCTCAGCACCCCCCGCGATCCACGTGTGGAGGTTGTTGACGTGGTTCCAGAGAGCCACATTCGCCCGCTGGACCTTCGCGAGGTCATCGCGCAGGCCCGTGAGCTGCTGGGAGTGTTCAGCGTCCCTGCGGGCCAGCTCGTCAGCGTGCCGCTTGCGCTCGGACTCCTTCTCCTCCTGCAGTTGGTCGATCAAGAGGTGCTCCCCGCTCCGCTCGTTGTTCTCGGCGATCTGCTTGACCTCGAACCACTTGAGCTTGCGTCCGAGCACCCCGCCGCCGGCGCCAACACCGAGGACTGTGACGACGAGAGCGACCCACGCGAAGACGGACCCGCCGAGCAGAGGGCCAGACGGGTCGGTGGTGGTCGTGGCGGTCAGGAACGTCACCATCGGATGACCCTCCCGGTTGCGATCATCCCCACCCGGTAGATCTGTCCGAAGACGCCCGCAGCGAGCACGCCAGCCACTCCGAGCGAGACGGCGGTGACGTCGGGCTGGATGACAGCCGCGATGGTCCACAGGAGGAATCCGCCGCCAACCGCGAGACAGCCCCAGAGTTCGGCGAGGGTCTTTCCCAACACGAGGCCGATGAACGACACGAGCGAGCCGCCGAACAGCAGCAGCGCCCAGGCGATCGAGGTGACGCCGTAGAAGCCGGCCTCGCTGATGCTGGGAGGGGTGACGACGAAGACGTAGATGCTGCCCGTCCACAGGAGGCAGAGATCGCGCGCGTAGCAGCCCATCCGTGCTGCTCGCTCGACCCACACGATGTGACGGCGCACGACGACCTCGGGGATCTCGGAGTCCATCACAGCACCCGGATGAGGTACTCGGCGACGTAGTACGGCGGCATGTTGTTGTGAGGCTGTCCGCCCCCCTCGGCGTTGATGCTGAGGCCGTGCCCGTGACCGGATCCGTTGATCCCTCGAACGCCTGCTGTGGCGCCGTCGCCGCGCGCGACGGCGCCGGACGGGGCGGAGTTGTCGCTCGCTAGGTTGCGGCTCATCAACGCGTTGATCCCGCCGTCAGCGACGCCGCCGCCATGTGAGTGGTTCGGCATCGTCGCCGTGCTGAGCGTGACGGTCTTCTCGCCGCCGAAGTCTCCGACCGTGTCGAAGGCCGGGTCGTTCGGGTCGACGGCCACGATCGTGCGACCAACGATGCCAGGGAGGTTGAACGTCGTCGACCCGTTGCCCGCCCCGAAGGTCGTCCCCCACAGAGCGAAGAGAGCCGCGTAGGTGATGCGGGAGATCGCCTGCCCCCGCGGCTTCATGTAGTTGTCCGGGATGGACGGGGTGAACCAGAGAATCCCCCCACCGATCGGGACCTGCGTCGGCAGCGCAGCGAGTGGGACCTTCCCGACCAGCTTCGACGCGTCGACGCCGATCGGGACCCAGCCCGTGCCGGTGTTCCGATAGAGCTGCTCCACATCGGTGGCGTAGTAGTAGAAGCCGCGGACCGCTTCGGCTGGCCGCGCGCTGATCGGCCCTTGGTCGTCGATCGCGATGACGTCGTCGAGGGTCTCGTTCTGGGCGTTGAAGCCTTCGCGCCCGATCCACTCGTCAGTTGACGTCGACCATCGCTTGAGTCCGAGGCGCGCGGTGAGGGAGACAACCATAAGAGAACGATCACCCGGTGACGTCGGGCAGGGTGGGACGTAGCCGGTGTAGGACCGTCACCACGCTTCGTTGTCGATCTCGGCCCAGCTCGCGCCGTCTGCCTTCACGCCGTCCCACTCGCCGGGCAGGCCATCGATCGCGGCCCACGACACGCTAACCGTGCCGACGACGAGTCCGAAGCCGGCCGGTTTCAGACCGGCTGCAGTGACTGCGTCGCTGATCTCGGTCAGGTCGGCAGGAGACTCGGAGTCACGAACAAAGATCCCGATGACCCACGGGCTACCGGCAGGCGTGCCTTCATGCGGTCGCACCGACACCCACCGGTCGCCGCTCAAGAGCGGCTTGACAGCCAGTTCAATGGATGCCGGATTGCCGGCGTATCGCAGGGCGTCAAGAGATGACATCCGCGCACGCAACTGGGCGACGGTCGCAGGCGCGTTGGTCGTCAGGCCGACCATCTGCCCGAGCCACGGCACCAGCACATCGGGGGTCGTAGCGGGTGACGTCAGCGTGCCGGCCTCGGCCTGTTGGGCGAGCTGCTCGACCTGGTCGGCCTGATCGCCCAGCAGGGACAGGAACCGGAGTAGCTGCTGCTCGCCCCGGTCGAGATCCCTGTAGGCCGCGGGGAGCGAGGCGTACCACTCACGCGTGAAAGCGGTCGTCCACGCGGCGTCGAATGACGGATCGGGCAGCATCAGACCGCTACCGTCACGGTGATCGCGCCGGGCTCGGGCAGGACGATGATCCCGCTCAGTACGGCGTCCCCGGCCGGCGCGGTGAGCGTCGCGACGCGCTCGACGCCGGTCACCTGATCCATCAGGGAGATGAGCTCGTTGTGGTAGACGGTCGTGGTGCCGCGACCGATCCAGTTCCTCGGCGCCAGGTAGGCCGTCAGGGCCGCGGTCACAGCAGTGTCGACGGCGGTCGGGTCGGCGTTGGCCTTCGCGATGACTGTGGCCGTGACGTCGACGGGCTGGTACGTGGGCGCGACGATGTGCACGTCGAGCCCGGCGTGGGTCTTCGCGGACAGAACGGCCTCGAGTGTGGCCATCTCGGGGTCGGTGATCGCGCCTCCGTCTTCATCGACGACAGCGACGGTCACGTGACCGAGGTGATCGCCGGGCACGCCGCCGGCGGTCGGGTCGTAGAGGTCGTAGACGGTCGCGTAGCTGACGGACGGATCCTCAAGAGCCGCGGCCCGAAACTGGGCCGGCAGCACGAGCGTGGACGTGAGGCGCGACAGCATCGCGGCGCCGCGGTTGTAGAAGTCGCTGTCGCCCTCGGGCTCCCGCCCACCGGTCACGATGCCGACGGTGATCGCCGACTCGACGTAGGGCACAGCATCGAGGATCTGCAGCACCGTGCCGGCGGGCAAGCCGTTGGCGCCGATGCCATTCTCGACTCCCTGGATGGGCACGTCGGCGGTCGTGGCGCCCGGGTCGACTGCCACCGACACGGTCGTGGTGAAGTCGATCTCCTCGGCCGTGTCGCTGATGGTCGCGCGCAGCTCGGTGCCGAGCGGGATCGTGAAGCCGAGGGAGTCGGCCAGTGTGAAGCGGGCCGTTCCGGTCGATGGCTCGCCGGGGTCGCGGGCCAGGCCGTAGAGCAGCAAGAGCCCCTCGAGCGTCTGCTCGGGCAGGCGGTTGATCGCGAACACAAGTTCGGCGACGAGCAGCGCCAGCGACTCCGTGAGCACCACCTCGGTGTTGCCTTCGCGTGGAGTCCACTCCGGCAGCTTCGTCTGGGCGTGCGTCAGTGCCCGGTCGACGAGGACCTGCTCGTCAGCGTCGTACAGGGTCGGGTTGGTGAACTCGTCCGGGATGTTGATCTGCTCAGGCACTGGGAGCTCCCTCGGTGTCGACGAACGCGATGGTCACGGCCGCGGTGGTCTCGGTGCGAGGCTCGTAGCTGAGCGCCGACACGGTCACACCCTGCGGCCCGAACGCCGCGAGGCCGGCCTGGATCTCGCCGACATCGAGGCCTCGGAACGCTGGGTCGGTGACGCCGAAACCGGGGCACATGGGGCGCTCGCCTCGGACGGTCTGCGCGATGACGGCGATCGCCTGGGCGTTGGCTGCGGACGACCCGTCGGTGACCGTCTTGACGGTGCCGTTGGCCCGGATCGTGAAGGGGTGAGCGATCAGTTCGGTGGACACGCGCCCAGCATGACCGAGCATTCTCGGAGTCGGTGGGACGAGCCGGTCACAGGATCGGTCATGGGTTGGAGTCAGATACGGGCCCGAGGACGATCACGTCGTCGGGGGACCCCTCGACGAACGCTGCCGCGACGCGGTCGCCGGCGGACAGGCTCACGGTGCCGACGACGAGGCACGGACCGTACTCGCCTTCACCAGCCTGCCGGCCGACCTGCACGTACACGCTGCCGCCGGATGCGATGCGGGTGACGGTGCCGAGCCACACCCCGGTGCCGTCCGGCGCCGACGAGCTGGGGCTGAACAGTGACGTCATCTCATCTCCCGTACTTGAGGCCGGGCACGAGCGCCGCGGCGGTCCATGACACAGCACCGGCCGGAACGATCGTGTAGGCCCGCCCTGATGCCATGACGACGCGGCCCCCGCCGATCGCGATCCCGACCGCGCCGGTGGTGAACAGGAGCGCGCCGCGAGTCGTGACGCCGTCGCCGACGCTGATCGTGGTCTTCCTAGATCGGCAGAAGGCCAGCATTTGCGCGGGATCGCCGACGAGACTTACCCCGGCCCGTCCGGCGCACCAGTTGACCATCTCGGCCCCTGTGAATGGCTGGACCGCTGAGCCCCCGACCGCAGTGCCGGTTGAGCCGACCGCGTAGGTCATCGCGGCATCCGTGAACGTCGTCGACGGTGGCGCACCGAGAGTCAGAGCCGCGGTCCCGGACGTGGCCTTCCCTTCCGATCGCAGCAGCGCGTCGCCGCTGGATCCCTTGAGCGACGTCGGGATAGCGGCCGTCACCGAGACCGGCTCGTTCGCGTCGCCGGGGATCTGCACGTCGTTGACGAGGTACCTGCCCGAGAAGCCAGGCGCACCCGCGAAATCAATGACCTGACCGGGACGCCACGTCTCGGCACCGTCGCCCAGGAACAGGGCCGTCATCTCGGCTTGCCCGCGAGGTGAGTCCTCAGCACGTCGCAGGGACGGCTGACGCAGCAGGGTGCCTCCGGCCGACACCGTGCCGCGCCGGTTGAATCGGTCCCACTGCATCGTCCGCTTCGGACCGTTCCTAGCCAGCCACTTGGGAGACCCGAAGTAGATCGTGTCGCCGGTCGCGAACGTCAGGAAGTTCAGCTCGCCGGCGTACCGCTCGATAAGCCCCTGCGAGGACTCCTTCTTGCCCCGCGTGATGCGTCGACGCTTCCCCGATGACTGCGCGACAACCTTCATCCCCACGCCGCGGCCGAGTGTGCGGACCACTGAGGCTGGGGACGTGTTCTTCCACAGCTTCCATCCGCGCTGATTCTTGAGCCGCACCCACGCCTCGGATCGCGCGGTGAGCGCGACGACGTTCCCCGTCCCTGGGTCGTTTGCATCGACGGATCGGATCTGCAGCTCGAGGTCGGCGTAGTCCAACGACGCACCGCGTGTCAGCAGGCCGCCGGCCATCAGGGTCATCTGCGGGTCGTCGACCGTCAGGTTCATCGTCACGGGTGACGTCGTCGACAGGCTGATCGACGCCAACGTGGTGGCCTCGCGGATGTTCGCGTGCAGCTTCGAGCCCCTGACGCGGACGTCGGCGAGCCGAGAGTCGGGCGTGTACTTGCTGGCCACCCGTCTACCTCGGCGGGATCTTGAGGGTCTTGCCGACCTTGAGCGCGCTGGTCGACTTCGGGTTCTTGATCCCGTTGGCCTTCGCGATCTCCGCCCACCGGTTGCCGCGGCCGAGGTACTTGGTGGCGAGCTTGTAGAGGGTGTCGCCAGACTTGACGGTGACGGACTTCCACCCGGCCGGGCCACCACCGCCACTGGTCGAGGTCGAGCCGGGGGTGATGGTGAGGTCGTTCGCCTGCGTCAGGGTGATGTCGACGGTGCATCGGGAGACGTCGTTGGTGCCCTGGACGCGGGAGATGACGGTGATCGGCATGCCGGTGATGTTCCACCAACCCTGCTCAAGGCGACCCCACACGAGCTGGAGTCGCTCTCCGGACGCGGCGAGCGCACGTAGCGCGGCGAGGGTGTCCTCGCAGGACGTCTCGGCGTTGTCGTCGCCGACCTGAGGGCTGATCGAGATCGTCCTGAGCGCGGGCGACGTCTTGCGGGATAGCGGCAGAAGGTTGGGACGGTCGACCGTCGCGAACGTCGGGGCGTCGCCGTCGGCTGTCGACTCCGGTGGGGTGCGGTGGAACTCGATCCGGGCGCCGGTCTCGGACAGCAGGTACGCGCGGCGATGCGCTGGCAGCATGGGGGCCAGGGGCATCTCGAGCAGCATCGTGGTCATGCGGTGGTCTCCTCGGCTTCACGGATGATGGCGTCGATCGCTTTCTGCACCGCGGCTGCAACCTCATCTGGGGATAGCCCGGATCCGTGGATGTGGATCCCGCCGACGTCGATCGAGATCCCGCCCCGGGACGAGCCCGCCATGCTCCCGCCGTGCGGGGTCGCGGTGTCGCCCATGACGGCGTGCACGTGCTTGCGGGACCCCTCGCCGTGGATGCGGGCGTACCCGCCGCCGGCGCGGACCTCGCGGGCGTAGGCGGGAAGGTTGCGGCCGGTGACGTCGACGGCGCGGCCCGCCTGGTGGTCGCCGGAGCCACGGCCAGCACCCCCGCCGCCGGTCAGGGCGTTCGTGACTCGGTAACCACCTCCGAGCCTGCCAGAAATGCCGTTGTGAGCGGCGAGCGTCCGCCCGAGACGTGATCCTCCCGAGCCGCCCCAACCGTGGCGTGTGGCGGTGTCACCGGAGGCAGTCGTTCCGGTGCGTCCAGCCGACCCAGTGCCGCCGACTGCTGCACCCCGTGCACGCGCCCGGTCGATCGCCCGGTTCAGCTTGTCGACCGCAGCCACCCCGGCATCGGTGTTGATGTCGAACCTGGTCTTCACGGTCGCCGGGGTCTTGCCCATCGCCTGGTTGACCAGATCGATCTGCTCGCGCTCCTTGCGGATCGCCTCCGTCGTCGTCCCCAGCGCGGCGTTGAACTTGGTCAGCTCGGGCAGCACCATGTCCTTCGCAGTCGCGCCCATCATGTCGTCGCCGCGCGCCTTGGCCTGATCGAACATGTTCTGCCGGTAGCCCTCCTGCGCGTAGGAGACTTCCTTCTTGGCCTGCACGTTGCCGAGCGCCGCGTCGACCGTGACGGACGGGTCGATGCCCATGTTCATGCCGGTCTTGAGCACGCCGCTCTTGGCGAGCTCGTTCGCGGTCTGAGCCTTGGTGAGCTCGGTGAACGCGCCGGTCTGGTGGTCGAGGGTCTCGGCGACTCGCTGACCCGCCTGGTTGAGCTTGTCCTGTTCCTCCGCGGCTGCCTTGCTGTGCCCAGCGAACACGGAGAAGGCGCCACCGAGCCCGCCTAGCGCCGCACCGATCGGACCTGCCACAGCAAAGCCGGTCGCGATCGACCCGCCGATCGTCATGAGGTCACCGAGCCCCTGATGGGTCTCGCCGACGTCGCCGGCGAACGTCATCAGCGCGCCACCAGCGAGCCCGGCCGTGGTGCGGAGAGCGACCATGCGCTTATCGACGCCCCTGAGCTGCTCGATGGCGTCGGCGCCACGCTGGCGGACGTCACCGAGCCGCTGGGACACGAGGTAGATCGCGGCAGCGAAGATCAGGGCCTTCTTGCCCGCGTCCGGGAGGTCGTTGAAGCCGTCGACGAGCGGGGTCAGCACCCGGGCCCCGGTCTCGATCAGGCCCACGACGGTGCCGAGGGTCTGGCCGACGACGGGCAGAGCGTCCTTCCCGAGCTCGAACAGCGAGCCGACCAGCGGCCCGACGGCGTCCCAGAACTCGACGACACCGTCCTTGCCCTCCTTGGCCCACTGCTGCAGTTGGCCGGACGCGTACAGCTCCTGCCCCTTGCGCACCAGGTCGGCGATCCCGTCGGACAACGGACCGATGCCCTTCCCGACCAGGTCGGAGGCGCCGAGCGTGAGGTCCGTCAGGACGGGGATCGCGGGCTGCAGCGCGTTGGCCATCCCCATCCCGAACGTGTCCTTAAGAGTCGACCATGTCCCCTCGAGGCTCGCGGACTGCTTCTCCATCAGCCCGTTGAACCGCTCGAGCCCCTTGCCGGTCTCGAGCCCCTTCATGATCGCGTCGAGCCCCTCAGCGCCGAGGGTGCCGGCGGCGGCCATACCGGCAATTTCCTTCTTCGTCTTGCCCATCGAGGCTGACAGGAGGTCGTAGACGGGGATGCCGGCGTCGCGGAGCTGGTTGAGGTCCTCAGCGTTGACCTTCTGGGCGGCGTTCATCTGCTGCAGGGCGATGGTGGCGCGCTGGATACCTTCCGCGCCGGTGCCCATGCCGGACGTCACGTCTCCGAGGGTCGTCATGATGGGGATGACCTTGTTCGCGTCGATCCCGGCCGAGATCAGGGACGACGCCGCGGTCTGCAGCCCCGGGAAGTCGAACGGGGTCTTGGCTGCGAACGCAGCTAGGTCCTTGAGGAACACGTCGGCCTTGCGGCCGCTGCCGAGCATCGTCTCGAACGCGATCCTCGACGTCTGCATCGACGCGGCTGTCTTGATGCCGAAGAGGGTCGCGGCGCCGCCGGCCGCGACCAGGGCGGTCGCGCCGTAGGTGGTGTACCGGGCGGTGGACATGGCCAGGTCGCGGGTCGCGGACATGCCGCCGCGGGCGAGCTTGTTGAGCCGGTTGTCCGCGTTCTGCGCCGCCCGGGCGGTGGCGCCCGTTCCACGGGTCAGGCTGTCCGCAGCGCGGGCCGTCGCGCCGTACCGGGTGGCGGTCTTGTCGAGCGTGCTGTTGGCGCTCTTGGAGGCGGCCTCGAGCTTCTTGGTGGCAGCGGTGACGTCGTCGATCTTGTCCTCGACGTGCTCGATGGGACGAGAGAGGTCGTCCTTCATGGACGCCTTGAGGACGAGCTCCTCCGCCACCGCTGTTCACCTCATTTCTTCGGTCGGTTCTTCTTCGCGTCTTCGATGAGCGAGTTATGCGCTGCCGCTCTGATCGCCCGCCGCAGGCTGTCCGGCTCGTCGAGCACGGCCACCGGGTCAAGCCCGAACGTCGATGCGACTCGGGCGGCGGACTTGACCCGGGGGTCCGCCTGCAGGCGTTCGGTCAGTCGGCCGGCGTAGGATCCTCCTCGGAGACCTCGTCACCCCAACCGGCAGCGGTGACGACGGCGTCCGAGATGGCCGTCATGTCGGAGTCGCGGCCGATCATGAGCTTGACCGCCTCGGCGGCCTTCGGCGTCCCGTAGAGGCTGCGGATCTCGTCGGAGCCGAAGGTCAGCGGGTCGCCGGCGTCGTCGACGAGGACCTTGCCGTCCTTGAGGATCTCGATGCACTTGTTCGCGATGACCAGGGACGCCAGGCGCGGCACGTCCATGCCGTTGGTCGCCCTGCGGTCCTTCGACACCTTGCGCCACTTCTCGAAGTGCTCCCACGGAATGTTGGTGTCGAACCGTAGCGAGTAGCCCTCCCGACGCTTGACCGGCAGGACGATCGAGGTGTCCTCGATGTTGGCCTTGAGGTCGGCGGCGATGAGCTCGAGGTCGGACTTCTCGGGGACGGGCGCGAGGTCCGGATCCGGGATGTTGCGGAGCTTCTCGAAGTCCGACGCCGCACGCTCGTTGAGCTGCGGGCCGGTGGAAGTTGCGGCCGGTCGGGTGAAGTCGTGGTCGGGGGTCGTGGTCATGGGGTCTCCTAGGTCGCCACGGGGTGTTCTGTCCCGCTCAGATTCGCGGCGCCCGGCCCCGCGTGGTGGGACGGTGACGTTCTGGGCATGCGAAGGCCCCGCGCCCCTGCTGCGGCGACAGTTGCTCAGACCGATCGCGCGGCACACAGGGGCACGGGGCCGTCTAGGAGAACCGCCGACACGTGGCGCGTGGCCACGGCGACAGGACTACCTGACCCTCAGGAGGAGAGGTCAGGCAGATCCGGGGGTGGCCCACTCGAGCTCGTAGGACGCGGCGTCTGACGATGACGCGTCCATCTCGGGCGGGGTCACGCGAACCAGCAGGCAGTCCGGGTACACCGTCGGCTTGCCGACCGGTGTGAAGTCCGCGTCGGCCGGCTGCCGGGTGATGGTCGTCGTGAACGACCCGACCTGCTTCTCGAGCCGGTCGATGATCGGCTGGTCCCGGGTGATCTTGTACGGGCGACCGCACACCAGGTTGGCCGTGACGGCGTTCCCGGCGACCTTGTCGGGGCGCTTCTTGCCGCCGTCGTAGGAGTCGCCGACGTCGGCGGTGACCTCACCACCCGACAGGGTCGCGAAGAACTCACCGATCCCGTCGATCGTGACGAGGAACTGACGCTGAGATGCTGGTCCGGCCATGATGCTGTTCTCCTGACTCAGAGGCTCGCGGTGAGCGATGCCTTGACGATGGTGATGACGAGGTCGGACCCGTTCGGGCTGTTGCGGACCCGGACCTCGGCGAGGATCTTGTTCGCCGACGCGGTCTCGTTGGTGTTGATCTCCGGGCCGACGTTGACCGAGTAGCCCGGGTCGAGACGCTGCCCGGTGATCGGGTCGATCCGCTCGAACAGGCCGCCTGCGGCGCGAATCGGGTCGAGGACACCGATCAGGGACGCGCCGACCTTCGACAGGAGCTGCCCGGACGAGTCGATCGTCTCGAACACGTACTGCTCGACCACGGCCGAGCACTCGATCGCGATGTAGTTGAGCAGGTCTCGGGCCGAGAGCAGCGGGTAGTTCAGCGCGTCGGTCGACAGCGACCGCCACCCGTAGAGGCGGGTGGTCCCGGCGACGGTGCGGATCGCGGAGACCCGGTTGCCGTCGAGCTCGTCCCCCTCGGCCCTCGTCAGCGGGGCCACGGGACCGAGGACGAAACGGGCGATGCCGGCCTCTCCGGCAGGCACCTTCCACGGGCCGGAGTCCCGGACCGCGGTGGCGCGCTTGGCGGCCACGAATCCCTCGGGGGAGACCATCTTGGTGGTCGCGCCGTCGGGGATCGTCAGCCACGGGTAGAAGTAGCCTGCGACCTCGTTCCCTGCGGCCACGAAGTCAGCCGCATCGGCGATCGCGTCGGCCGGCGTGTCGTCGATGGCCCCGGACAGGAGCGCGACCCGGTCGAACTCCTTCGCGTGCGCGACGAGCGCCGCACCGGCAACGGGTGCGCTGAGGCCGGGAACGGCGACCGCGCCCGATCCGAGGTTCTCACCGAACACGGCCAGCGCCGTTTCGACCGAGGACGCGTCGACGGTGCCGCGGTCGTCGGTGCCGGCGGACAGCGACGCGGTCGCGACCTTCGGCTGGTTCGTCGGCGACGCCGAGATCGATCCCAGGTTGGTAACCTTGATCCACACCGACTCCTGCGTCGCGGTGACCGCGTCGATGGGGGTCAGGAGGTTGTCGTAGGTGCCGACCACGACACCCTGGTAGCTGACAGTGATCTTGAAAGTGTCCGGCTCGGTGCCTGCAGCGACAGCGACGCTCAGACCGGTCGACCATGCACCCGGCGACGCTGCGGCCACACGGAGCGTGTCGACGCCCGCGCCGGCCGACTTGTCCTTGAGCGCGAGAAAGCCGGCGGTCGGGGTGTCGCCGACCATGCGGGACACATGCGCCTCGCCGCCGCCCTCGGCGAAGAAGACTCGCAGGTCGTCGTGCAGTGCGCCGTAGGCGACGCGCGATCCGTAGAAGGCCTCGAACTCGTTGAGGGAGCTGACCTTGCGGGTCTCGCCGACGGGCCCGCGCTCGGCGAGGCCTGCCACGAAGTACGCGGCGTGGGCGGGCGACGGCGTCGAGGCCGGGCCAGCCCAGGTGTCTGTGATGACGGAAACTCCGGGCATGGGTCAGTCCTCTTTCTGCGCGGTCTTGGACGTGGTCTTCTTGGCCGGGGGGCCGGGCTTCGGTGCGGGGGTGTCGTCGATGACGATCTCGTCCTCGGACCCGACCTCAGTGATCTCGTCGCCGCCATCGGTGGACTGCTCCTCGATCGCATCGACAGCGGCGTCATGGAACGACTGCAGCGGCTCGACGTCGGGCTGTGCGGGCTCCAGGACGGGGATCTCGGGCTCGTCGACGACCAGCAGACGCCCGCGATCGACTGCCGCGTAGAGGGCGTCGCTCAGCTCGGCGTGAAAGTGCTCACCGGGAGCGAACACTCCACCGGTGGGAGACACGAATGTGCCCGGGCCGGGGTTGAACAGGCGTGTGGTCATGGGCATACCGTCCTAAGAAAGCGCGGGGTGTTGTGGGATGACGTCCGTGTTCACGTCTGCAGTCGCGACGGTGCCCAACGCGGTGCCCGTGGTGAGGGTCTCCTCGGAGGTCATGTCGAACTGGATCCAGGCGCCGGCGATGGTGCCCTCGTTCTTGACGTCCATCACGTCGGAGAACGATTCGCGGAACGTGGTCACGTCGAGCTCGAACTGGTCGAACACGCGAGACGCGAGGAGCACCTCACGCAGCGCGAGGGTGATCCGGTACCGGTTGAGGGCGACGTTGAGCTGGTCGCTGCCTCGCACCCACACGAACGCGCGCATGACGTAACGGGGGGTCCACTTCTCCTCGACACCGTTGGTGCCTGCCATCGTCATCTTCGGGGTGTCCTGAGGCACGACCATGATCGCCGGCCACTTGTTCATCGGGATGCGGTGGTCGTCGAACGCAGTGATCGAGTTGACCTCGGGCAGCTTGTCGTCAGCGAGGCGTTCGCGGAGCTCGACCAGCTTGTCGGGCATCAGGTCGGCGACACGCTCGGCCACGGCTTTGGTCGCGCCCTCGGGCCCGATCATCCGATGCTCCTGAACACGTGCCGCTGAGCGATCTTGACCCATTCGGCGCGGGTCGGTCCGGTGAGCTCGACGACGCGGCGCTGTGGCATCTTGTCGGTGCCGTTCTGGTGGTATCCGCCGACCTCGTTGTCAGAGCCGATCGCCATCGAGTGCGGCTCGATCGACTCGACACCGAAGGGACGTTGGGTCAGGGACGCGCTCAGCGCGCCGGTGGCGACGAGGATCGGCTGACCGGGGTAGTGGCGTGCCTTCCACGCGGCGTACTTCGGCGACAGCGGCGACCATCCACCCGACGCATAGGAACCTTCGCTGGAGAACTGTTTCTGCTCGGCGGCCAGCAGCGAGTCGGCCATCTCCTCCCACGCGTCGGTGAGGTCGGAGACGTCCTCGGTGACCCGCGCGAGGGTGCGGTTGAGCTGGGAGTCGCCGTAGAAGTCGAAGCTGAGGTTCAGGCCCATGTCAGAAGCCGATCGAGTCGGGGATGGCGGGGCACGGGAACGACGCCGAGATCCCGCCGGCACCGGGTCCGCCGCCGGCGTCGAGCCACTCGTCGACCTGCGCTTCGAGGGCGTCGCGGTCGCCGAGGTACCGCTTCCAGAGGACCTGGTCGTAGGACGTCTCAGCGCGGCCGGTGCGCTCTGGGAACGCTGCGGCTTCGGCGTAGGACGCGGCACCGTTGTGGAGGATGTCGCGGGCCATCGCGACGACGACGTCCTGCCGGACATCGTCGAGGGCGGTGTAGCGGGAAAGGCGCAGCAGGACGTGTCCGGTGAGCTCGACGAGCCACACCCGCACTTGGTCCTTGGTGACGCCACGCTGCCCTATCGCGAGGGTGTCGAGCAGCTCGACCTCAGGGATCAGTGCCTGCACGCCGGCGAGGTTCGCGTCGAACGGCTCGACGGGGGTGTCAGCGTCTACGTCGGCCATCGTGGGGCTCCTCCTCGGTCATGGCTAGGGCCGCCCGCCTGTGCTCAGTGGCGACAGACGAGCGGCCCCGTTGGGTAGTGCGTCTCAGGACTCGTCGTCGAGCGCGAGAAGGTAGCCCTTGCGGAGCGACTTCTCTGCGATCTCCGGGGCGACGACCACGACGTCGCCCTTGTCGGCGGCCCGGTAGTTCCCGTCGACCCAGCAGGAGAAGATGGCACCGAGCACCAGGTACCGGTCACCGTCCTTCGAGAAGACGTGCTCGCGGCCGGACAGGAACGGGGCGACCTCGACGGGCTCCTCGACGACGACCTCGGTGTCCGGGTCGCCAGCGGCGAGCCGCGCGAGCGCCTCGAGGTCCAGTCCGGTGTCGGTGTCGACGCTGTCCGGGACCTCGGGGACGTTGCCGTCCCCTGCCCCGGGTGTGACGGCACCCGGGGCAGGGTCGATGTCGGACGCCTTGGAGTAGCTGACGAGCTTCGACTTGTCGATGCCCTTCTCCTCCAGAGCGAGGACCAGGTAGTCACCCACCTCGGCCTCGTCGACGTCGTTCGGCACGGACACCTCGACGTTGTCCGCGTCCTCGACGGACACGACGTAGACCGTGCTGTCGTCGACGATGGGCGTCTGGACGTCCGCGGCCGGGGACGGCGCCACAGGGGCAACGTCGGCAGGCTCCGGGGTCGGGACCGGGGCCGCCGCTGCCTTTTTGGCGGCCGGGCGGGCGACCTTGCCCGCGTCGCCGGCCATCAGGCGATGTCCTGGATGTACGCCGCGAGCGGCTCGTCGATGATCGGGACGTCCGACCGGCCGGCCTGCGTCACCCAGCGACGGCGCAGCTTGTCCTCGATCGAGGCGGTCCAGAAGGCCTCTTCGACGTTGATCGAGCCGACCACCTTGGAGTTGACGTAGGCGACCTTGCCGACCGGGGCGCGACGCGACACGATCCAGTTGTCGATGCCCGCCAGACCCGCGAGCTTTCCGGACGTGACCGGGTTGATCGCGGTGTTCTCGCGGGGCAGGGCCTCACGGATGGCCTTCTTCGACAGCAGCAGCGTGCGGGTCTCGGGGCGGATGATCGCCGTGTCGACCGTGTACGCCATGTCGCCGTCCTCGACGACCGCGGAGCCGGCGAACATGTCCGTCAGGATCCCGTCGCCGCCGTCGGACGCCCACGTGACCGAGCCGTCGCCCGTGGGGATGTCGGGGTCGGTGTAGAACGCCGCGAGCGCGACCGCGTCGTGGTTGCGGATCATCGTGTTCGCGAGGCGGCGGACGCCCTTCGCGATGACGTCGATGTTGTTGCGCTTGATCGCCTGGAACGACGTCTCGAATGCCAGGCCACGCTCGACCGCGAGCGCGATCTTCGGGTCGGGGTCGGACACGTCGACGAGCGGGAACTCGCTCATCGGGGCGATGATGCCCGGCTCGCCGTCGGCCCAGAGGTTGGCCGCGGTGAGCTTGTCGTAGATCACCGCTCCGCCCTCGGCGAGGCCGCCGCGGAACAGGAAGTCGGCGATGAAACCCTGCTGGAGCGTGATCCGCTCGAAGGACTTCTGCTGGATCGTCGGATTCTTGAGCCAACGATCGACGGTGATCTTGGATCCCGCGACCGTTGCGGCGTCGGGAGGGTAAATGCTTCCGGGTCCGGGCATCGTCTTGTCGCTTTCTTTTCAGTGAATCTGGGGTCGGGGGATCAGTACAGGGCGATCTCGGCGAGAGCGCCGGCGGCAGCGTCGTAGACGGCGCGACCGGCGGCCTTGCCCGCGGCCAGGACGATGGCCTGACCGTTGGCGTCGGACTGGACCTCCTGGTTGGCCGTCAGACCACCGGCGCCGACCTTGACGAGCACGACACCCGCACGCATGACCCGCACGGTCTGGCCGACAGCGGCGTCGTAGGACGCGACGCCGAACGGCTGGAGGCCGTCGGTGCAGGGCTTGATGTTCGGGTTCGGCTTCACACCGGACGTGCCGATGAGGACGAACCGGGCACCGGTGACCGCGGTCGACGCGGTGCAGGGGATGTCCTGACCGGGCGAGTACGTGTGCCGGGAGGGGTTGCTGGGCATGTGAGGCTCCTTGGTGGGATGCGGGTCAGGCCGTCGGCGCGGTGCCGAAGACGGTGTCGAGCCAGGAGTTGACGGCCTGGGCCTCGCCCTCGGCGAGCTCGGTCGGGGCGGCGTCGTCGCCGATCTCCTGCGTGGAGAAGCGCGGCGTCAGCGTGGACAGGAGGGTCGTGGTGCCGGCCTCGTCGCGGTCGAGGGCCTTGCGCCACTCGGTCAGCTCGGTCTTGGTGATCTTGCCGGCACGGAACGCGTCGTTGGCGAGCTTGTCGCGGCGCTGGCCGTCGAGGATCTTCGCGACCTCGGTCCCCTTGGTGGCGCCGTCGCTGAGGGCGGCGAACTGCGCGGCCGACAGGGTGACGGTGCCGGGCTTCTCGCCCTCGTCGTCGCCACCGGAGGCAGCTGCAGCAGCAGCGGCGTCCGCGTCGGCCTTGTCCTTGGCCGCCTGTTCGGCAGCAGCCTGGTCAGCCTCGGCCTTCTCGCGCGCGGCCTTCTCCTCGTCCGTCTCCTCGACGGTGGTGAGCTCGGCCAGCCGATCCTCGATCGACTTGTCACCCTCGGCGTCGAGGGCTGCGAGCACCTGCTCCTTGGTCAGTCCGGGCATCTTGTTCTCCTTGTCGGCGGGCTGCTGGCCCTGCGTAACGTCACCGCCAGAATTGGCGGCATCGTCGGATCGTGGTGGGACGAGGTCCGTGTCGTGCACCGGTGCCAGAGAGTCGAGAACGGCTGCGAACGCGCCGACCTGGTCAGCGGTCAGGCCGTCCATCAGCTCGAGTACCTCAACCGATGTGGTCTCGGCGGGCTCGGAGTACAGCGCCATGACGTCGGCGAGACCCTTCACTGCCGGGCGGGCAACGCCGAGGAGGGCGAGGCCGGTGACGACCATGCGGTACGACTTCCCGGCGGCGGTCTTCACCCCTCGGGCCAGCTCGACGGAGCGACGCCGGTACGCGGTCGCGGCGATCTCGGCCAGCTTGGTGGGCATGCCGACGATGTCAGCGATCAGCGTGTCGCCGGCGTCGTTCAGACGGACGTTCTCGAGCCACCCGTAGGCGGGTTCGCCATCACCGGCGCCGTCGTTGACTGCGGCGTTGAAGACGTTGTCGTCCTGGTGCCCGACCTTGAGGATTGGGCGGTCGATGATGTGGTCGGAGTACGCCTCGACGGCGTCAGCGAGGTCCTCTCGGGTGACCTCGCCGGAGCCGACCGCGGCACGCCACGATCCGACCTTCACGAGCTCGACTCCGAGGAGCTGTCCTGTGGGCATGCCCCGAGAGTGGGTCAGGTCGCACACCTGTGGTGGGATGCGCCTGATGTTGGCCCTCGAACTGGTGTTCTATCCTGCGGGGGTGGGGATGAACGCGAAGAAGAACGACGCGTGGCCCCAGTACGACGATGTCCGGTTCGTCCTGGTCCGTCAGCCAGGGAAGGCACGCCCGGTGCGGGGGCTGATCCTGGACTGGCGTGGCACGACCAGGCGGCAGGCGCTCGTGGCCTACGTGTCAGACCGCACGCCGTCGACCCCGCCGATGATGTGCCAGGAGTGGCTCTGGCAGGAGCAGCTCACCCCGGTCGACGTGGACCCGAACTACCGGTCGGGTCGGTACGTCTAGCAGCTCATCGCTTCGGCGAGCATCGACTGCTCCTCGGTCCGCTGGGATTCCGGCAGGGCGCATGCCTCGTCGACGTTGCTGCTGGCGTCCTGGATCTGCTCGAGCGCCTTGTCGACGTTCCCGACCCGGTCGGGGCAGACGTACCGCATATTGATGCGGATGACGTCTGGTCGTGCACCTTCGAGAGAGAGCCCGAGCGCGAGGTCGCTGATGGTGTCGTCACACATGTCGCGGGTGACACGCTCGAGGGTGTCGAGGTCCGGCTCGGTCGTGGTCCCGTCGAGCTGGACCAGGTCGACGCGCCATGCGTCACGGTCGATGTCCTCCGTGGCGGTTGTGTCGTCGGAGCTCCCGCACGCGGCCAGGGGGAGTGCGAGTACAAGAAGGGCGGGAAGCGATCGCATGGAACGTCACGGTAGCGGCTGGCGGTGACTCTCACGTGAGAACGGCGCACGGACGCTGTGTCTCACCGGGCGGATTGCTCGGGCGGTTCCGGCCACGGCTTGGCCCCGGATATGAGCGCTGCCGCGACCCCGGCGACGGTGCACCCCAGGACGACGGCGACGGCGAGCAGGACGAACAGGTGGGTCATCACAGCACCGGGAGGGGCTGATACTGCACGTCGAACTTGTCGTAGCCGCCAGCGAGGATTGACCCCTCACCGCTGCCCGGGGCCCACACCGACATGGTCAGGTTCATCGGGTCACCGATCCGTCCCGAAGCGAGGTCGGCCGGTGAGAGCGTGATGCCCTCGTTGAGGTCGAACACGCCCGTGCCGCGCGCCGCCCATATGGGCTTGATCGGGTTGCCGATGACACCGCCGTCACGCATCACGGCGAGGTAGAAGTCGCCGGCCGTCGTGACCTGCACACGCCCTGACAGTTGGACGCGGACCGCGCGCGAGGACGGCAGCGGGATCTTCGCTGCGGTGGCCGCGACACTCGCCCATGTGGACTCCGCGAACGCCACGGGCGCACCGACGGACTTGAGCACGGGCGGTGGGGTCATGCGGGTCAGCGCGTGCGCGTTGACGACGGGGTCTATGCGGCGCGAGTCGGCCCACACGCGATGGATGCGGAACCGGGTCTCCGACAGGGCCGAGCGAAGCACCTGGAAGTAGACGTGCTGGCCGTCCCCGTTGAACGCACCGTTGACGGCGGTGAAGACGTTGCCTCGGTGGTCCACGACATAGGCCCGTTCACGGCGCTTGTCGAGGATGACCTCCACGCGGTAGCGGGTGCCAGCGACGAGCGGGCCGCCGTCCTGATCCGATGATCCGATGCCGCCATCCTCGACGGAGGTGTCTCCGTTCTCGGCCACCTGGAGATGCCACGAGGTTGTGGCCGCGATGTGGTGCACGGGCATGTCGGGGAACGATGAGCCGCCGCCGATCAGGCCGTCAGAGATCGCCATGCAGCACAGGCCGCCAGACCCGTCGCCGTCGTGGGAGAACTCCATCCCGATCACGTTGACGTCAGCGGCGAGAGGACCCAGGTAGGCGCGCATGGTCCCAGCGACGCCCGGAGGGATGCTGATGCTGCCGCTCTCGACCACCGGTGCACGGTCGCCGACGTTGCCCCACGTCAGCCGCCCACTACCTGGGTTGCTGAGAGTCTTGCGGCCGACAAGTGGCCCGTCGGCGTAGAGGGTGAAGTCCTCCACGACCTCGTAGCCGAGCTGGTCACCCGCTCTGGTAGTGACCAGCGTCTCGAGCCCGGACACGTCTCCCGTTGAGTGAGCGTGCGGCGAGGGTGGGAACGTGGCCGGCTTGTCGCCTACAGCGCTCCACGGTGTCGGGGGTCCGGTGTGGGGAACGAGCTGCACGAGCTCGCCGTCCTGCACGGACGCCCACAACTCCTCGTGCACGGTTGGTGCCCAGAAGGTGCGGAGGAGGCCGGAGGGAGCGGACAGCAGTTCGGTGACTGGTGCCATGGTGTGGTCGTAGAGGTCGGTGACCTGCACGGCGTCGTCGCCGGGGCCGCCCCAGATGGTGACCTTGTTGGCGCGGGACCTGATGAGGGTGATGCCGTCGCGGAGGTCGTAGCGGCTGGTGGTGAAGTCGGCGGCGGTGCCGCCCCACGCGGTGTATCCGTCGGGAAAGGCCATGCGGCGATCGTCGGGGCGAACGGCCCGTGGTTGGGGGACGACGGCAGTGTGAGAGGTCCCTCAGCCCTGCGGGCGGATCACGATCGTCCCGTAGGGCACGTCGGCGGACAGCGCGGCCGTCTCCCCGTCCCAGAGCGAACGGCGCACCAGGATGCCGCGACCGGCCGGGTCGGTGAGTGCCTGCTCGCAGCAGACGCTCCATTGCGCGGGAGGCCGCGAGCGCGTGCTGCTGGACCGTCATGGCCGCTCCTCGACGTACTCGTAGCGCAGCGGATCCTCGTCGACGACCGTCCGCTGGTAGGTGCACACCTTGCGGTCGCCGAGCGGGTTGTCAGGGTCGGCGGCGAGGCGGATGACCTGCGATCGGGACCAGTCAGCGGCGACGTCGTCCGAGATCTCGAGGCGATCGCCGTGCAGCGGGCCACCGTGGAGCACAGCTGAGACCGTCATGGGGTCACGCTACCGTCGTCGGCCGACACCTCGGTGAAGATCAGGTCGATCGTCAACCATCCACGCTCGCCCAGCAGGTACGGGCGCAGGTCGGGGCCGGTCAGGTAGCGGTCGTTGTCGTCCGGGAGCAGGCCGGCGTCCTTCACGATCCCGTCGATCGCGGCCTTGAGGGTGGGCATGAGGTTGTGGGCGTCGCGGTCGCGGCGGTCGGGCCAGCCGATTCGGGCGACGAGCTCGGCGCGCTGCATGGGTGCCCGTCCGCGGGCGGTGAGGTGGCCGATTAGGCGGATCGTCTTGGTGCGGCGGGCCTTGACACGCCAGTGGAGGCGGTCGTTCTCGCTGATGCGGTCGGCCATGCGGATGCGGATGCGGATGGTCTCGACCCGCGCCGTCTCCGTGGTCACGCGGGTGTCCCGTTCGCGAGCTCGAGGAGCACGTCGGCGTGGCAGGGCTGGTCGAGCGGGCACCAGCAGGCAAGGTCCCGGCCGGCCAGCTCGGCACGGGCTTCCTCAGCAAGGCCGGCTGCGAAGTCGCGGTTGAACCCCTGGACCGCCCAGTACGGTGCGCCAGAGCGGGGACCGCGGGAGTACCGCTCGAACCTGCCTATGGTCGTGCCGTCGTCGGTCACGACGTCCGCCGCGTCGGAGAACGGGAAGTTCGCGTCTCGGACAGGCACGACGGTCCAGGGGTTGCCCCACTTCGTGGGCCGGCCGACGTACACGGCGCCGTCGGGCATCCGCCACCCCTTCGTGCGCCTGCGCTGGATCCGCTTCGGCTCGCTCATGATGCGACCCTGACCTGGGGGACCTGCCGCGACCGGGTGAACGCCTTCCCGACCTGCCCACCCCAGATCCCGAGGTGCCCCTCACCGTCAGCACGGCAGATGTCAGCGACCGGGCAGGCTGCACAGATGGCCTTCGCGCGTCGACGTTGGGCGTGGTTGCGGCGGGGCGCGAACCAGAGGTCCGGGTGCTCGCCGGAGTCGACGCAGGCGGCTTGCTCGGTCCACTCTTGGGGTTGGAGGGCTCGGCGGAGCTCCTCGTAGGGCGATGCGGTCATGAGGTTGCTCCGATCAGGAGGATCAGGGTGCCGCGCAGGAGCACGACACCGCCAGAGATCCGCAGCCACCAGACGGCGACGCGGGTGAAGCGGGAAGGGTCGTCGCGGTGAACTGCTTCGCAGGCGGCCCAGGACAGGAACGTCAGACCGTGCCAGATCATGCAGGCACCTTCGCCCGCTCGGCCTCCATGAGGACCTGTGAGGCTTCCGACAATCCCGTCAGAACGACGTCCGACGCCGGGTAGCACTGGAAGTCCATGCACCCGCCCGGGCACGGCCCCCAGACGATGATCGGGTCGTCGTCGAGGATCCTGATGGCGTTGCGGTGGATCGCCCCGTGGTGTGTGATCAGCCCGGTCAGGGGCGCGTTGCACCGGTGGCAGCGTCCGGTGGCCCGGAACACGATGAGGTGGCTCATCTTGCCGCCTCGAGGGTGGTGGTCGCGGCCCACGGGGTGACCTCGACGAGACCCGGGAACGGGAGGTGCCGGACACACACGCCGTGGACGAGCCCGTCAGGGTCGGTGACCGCCCAAACGGCGCGATCGTGGCAGGTCCGTTCGCAGCAGTCCCCGGTGTCCGAGGCCGGGCAGGCCGAGGGGGTGTCGGTCAGCATCATCCGACCTCCAGCAGCCAGGCCATCAGGTCCGGGTTCTCCCGCAGCACACCGAGTACGGGTGCCGCAGTGGCCGAGACGACCGACTCCTCGACCGAGAAGCCGCCGTGATTGCCCCGTGCACGCGAGACCGTCCGTGCGTAGGCGTCTGGCCACGAGCCCGAGACCCGCAGGACGCAGTGGAGGAGCTCGTGGACGATGGATACCCGGTTCTGGTCTGGGTGGTGGCCCGGGTTGATGCCGATGACGAGGGCGTCATGGTCGGAGAACGCGGCCCACTCGGCGTCCTTCTCGATGTCGGCCGCTTCGGACATGCGGCGGATCTCGTCGGCGTCGGTCAGGATCGTGTAGGTGAGGGTCCCGACCTTGACCGTGGTCGGCATGGTGGCGGTCATCAGTTCTCACCCCTGACGATGTGTGACTCGTCCTCCTGCTGATGGCGCAGCGTGGCCGCGACGAGGTCGTAGATGATGTGGTCCGGCGAGCGGCCTGTCTCGGTCAGGTCTTGGCGCGACAGCACGATGGGCTCGTGCAGGTCGAGGTGGCGGATGACGTAGGTGTGCTCGAGGGGGCGAATCTCGACTGTGATCCCCGCGAGGGCCAGGAGGTTAGCCACGGTTGATCACGGCCTCGCGTCGGGCGACTTCCTCGAGCACGTCGTCGTCGACGTCCCAAAGACCGAGCCGGCCGAGGCACTCGATCGGGTCGAAGCCGTAGGACCGGGCGTTCTCCAGCTCGAGGTGCTGGATCGACCGACGGATCTTGCCCGATGCCTCGGTGTAGACCCGCTCAGCCCACGGGGACTCGCAGCAGCCCGGCTCGGCACGGTGCACGCCGACGAGGTCGACCTGCCCGATGATCGCGCCGAGGGTCAGTGTGAGCGTGTTCTCGTAGTCCCATCCGAACTGGCGCTGCCAGAGGTCGTGGATCAGGTCGGAGTCGATGCCGCGCTGGGAGTAGGCGGCGCCGGCGTGGATGAGCAGGGGCCCGCGGTGCCTCCAGTTGGTGGTGCGGTTCTCGATGGTCTTCTCGCCGGTGGTGATGGCCCATGCCCAGGGCTGGCGGACGGTGAGCGCCTTCATCGGTCGCCTCCCAGCACGACGGCGATGATGACGACAAGCATCACCGCACCGACCACCATCCCAGCGACGTCGCGACTGCGGTCCTTCATCACGAGCACGACGACGGAGACGCCGGTGACGACAGCAATCCAGGCGGTGAGGGAGACCCACATCAGGGCGGCGACGCTCATCGTGTGGCCCTCTCCATCAGGACGCCGCAGTCGACGCAGACCCGCACGAGGCAGGCGATGCCGTTGAACGATGGGTCGGCGAGGAGGGTGGGCCGGTGCTCGTGGGTCTGCATCATGAGGTCAGCCCCAGCACCTTGGCGGCCAGCTCGACGCGGTCCCACTGCTCCTGGTCGCCGTCGTTGCGGTCGGGGTGCGACGCGCTACGAGCGCGCTTCCAGACACGCTCGATCTCCCAGGTAGACGTCATGCCGGGGTGCGGTTCGTCACCGATCACGTCAGCGGCGGAGTGCAGGACCGCGGCCGCCTCGGTCTTCGTCATGCCACCGAGCGCGATGCCCGTCCCAGCGTCGAGCGCGAGGTAGCCGCGGTACTGCTCGTCACCGCGGCCAATGCCGTAGCGGTCGACCTTGCGGAGCGCCTCAAGCGCGAGCGCGATCGCCCGGACGTTGTCCTGCCAGGTCGTGAAGACGTCGGTCTGGTAGGACAGGTGCCCGTGCTTCGACTCGAAGTGCAGCCGCACGGCAGGCGAGTTGACCTTTGCGTTGGCGTACAGCTCGCCGTCGAGCCGGATCTGACCGGGGAGGACGTCGACCTCCAGGATCACGTCCGAGGCGCTGACCATCGTGAGCTCCCGGGCGAGCAGGTCACGCGTCTCGGAGAGCGGGATGGACTCACGTCGCCACGAACCATCGCCGGCCCGACGGGTGAACGCGGAGTGCTTCTGCTTGCCGGTGAAGCCGGTCCGGTCGTCGAGAGGCCGTAGCTCGTAGAGCCCGGTCATGAGTCGTCGGCCTTCCTGCGGGAGGCGTGCTTCACGCGGAGCACCCGCTCGGTCGACCAGTCCTCGGTCTCCTCGACCCGCAGCACCTCAACCTGCGGCGCCTTGCCGAGCTGCTCGAGGTCGATGGTCACGCCGTCTGGGTACTCGTTCTCGAGCTGCGCCAGGAGGATGCCGACGAGCTGGGTGGCCTGCTCGTGCTGGACCTTCCAGTACGACGCGAGCTTCTCCTCGTGGAGCAGGTCGGAGCGGGTCTGCGCGAGCTGCTGCTCGATGGTCTGGACGGCCTCTGGGGGGTCGTCGAACGTGAATGTCATGCGGTCCTTCTTTCCTGAGTCGAAGCACTACCGCCGTCACGCGTAGTGCTTGGTTCTGAACCTAGCGATCGTCTCCGACAGGTCCCGGGATAGGTGGTCGTGTTGCCCCCTCCTGTGTTGCCGAGGCGGACGGGTGGAGGGCAACGCACTCGTCCGCCTCGGCCTGAGTTCGTGTCGTCCTCGTCGGTCCGCCTGATGCTGCGCGGTAGCCACCTGTCCCGGGCAGGAGCAGGTCGAACCGTCCGACCGCGACGGCCATCGTGGAGGTGTGCGCCCATCCGCAGGGTCCGAGCGGCCTAGCCACTGGACGCCTCGACCGCACGTGCACGACGCATCGCCTGCTCATGCCGGTACTCGATCTCGTCGGCCTCGTGCCAGAGGATCATCGAGAACAGCTCGGCATTGGCCCGGCGGTGTCCCTTCGCGGTGGTCTGGGCACCGATGAGGGCGGACGCCTTGCGGGTCGCCATCGCTCGCTCCTCGGCAATCCGTGCGGCCAGCACGTCGGGTGGGGTCCAGCCGGCGGCCAGTGCCTCGTCGCGGTAGAGGGCGTGGAGGTTGCCGTCGTCGTCACGACACGAGCTGACGCCGGTCCCGGTAGGTCGCTGGTCAGCCACGACCGCCACCTCCGCAGACGGTGCACGAGACGGGCTGGCCGACTACGCGGCCCTGCAGCAGCCCCGAGCCACCGCACCGCCCACACGCCTTCGCCGCGACCTCCTGCTCGTGCGTGGCGACCGGGGTGGTGTTCAGTTCGCGACGACGCTTCCATGACGATGCCGACGTGTGTCTCGGTGATGTTCGATCCGATCGACCGGAAATGCTCGACGATCTCGGCCGCCACCGCGTGCCAGCGTTCGCGCTCGTCGTCCGGCTTGGCGGCCGGGAGGACGCCGACCAAGCCGCTGTGCATGACGTTTTCCAGGCACCCAACGCCAGGCTCGCGTAGTCCTACTTGGCCTCCGCAGCGCGCGCACACGACATTCGTTTCAGCGTCACCCTCGCGCTGCAACGAAACCGGCCGATCTGTTGCAGCGTCGTCCGGCTTGGCGACCGCACCGGACACGGGAGCGAGGCGTTCGCGGAGGTCAGACACGTAGACCCTCGCGTGACCGAAGGCGTTACGTCGCTCGGCCTCGTCCGCCAGCGCCGCGACTGCACCCAGCGCAGCACGGGCCTCGTCGCGCTCGGCCTCAGCCGGCGTCTCGATCTCCTCTTCAATGAGGGTCCTCAACCGCAGAATCTCAGCCTCAAGGTCAGCGCGTTCTGCGATGCGTGTCGCAAGCGGCGTGTTGTCCCGGTCCCGTAGCTGGCGGTCTTCCCGTTCCTGACGAGCAGCATGCGGAAGCCGGTGAAGGATCTCCTTCACGTCTGCGAGGCGTTGTCCCGGCCGCGCCAACCTCTCCTGCGAGTCCCGAATGATCCCGACCAGAGTGTCGGTGTGACGCGCGTACTCCTCAGCGTGGATCGCAGCCAGACGCGCCTGCTCGGATTCGAATCGCAGCCGCTCGATCTCGGCGTCCCGCTCAGCCACCGCAGCAGCGACATGAGCGGCCAGCCACGGTGACGCGAGGACTGCGCGCGCCGACCACGACGGAATCGACTCGTCATGGCGACGAGGGACCACGCTGCCTGGGTCCCCGATGATCTCGGTGAGCGGGAAGTGCTCAAGCGGTTGCGTGGTCAGGTCGCGGGTGTCGTCGGCGCTCACGAGGTCGCCTCAGTGTCAGGGTCCGCGTGGTCGATGATGAACGCGGCGATGAAGTCCACGACGTCCGACTCGTCTAGGTCGACAGCGATGCCATCCATGAACGGCTTGTCCCGCCAGTCGCCCTCGTGGAGCGTCTTCGTCGGGTTCGCACGGAGGTACGCGATCCCACCCGCACGGATCAGTTCGGCGAGTCGGTCGCCGGAAGATTGGTGGATGTTGTCGGGTGCCCAGATCGTGATGGGCTCTCGTCCCAGCGCGCTCACGAGGTCGCCTCCGAGGTGAGGAGGGCGCGGAGACGGCCAGCCGCCTCGTGCCATGTGTCGGCCTCGCGTCGGGCTGCCTTGTCGAACGCGGTCTGCCCGCGATCGTTGCTCCGGGCGTAGTTCTCGAACGACGCGAACTCGTCGACCAGCGCCCGGATCGGCGCCTCCCACGTCTCGCGGAGGAAGGGAAGGGGGGCGGTGAGGGCGGCTTGGGCGCCGGACCGCCACACGTCACGCTGGGCCTCGTTGAGGTCTTCCCAAGTCGGCGCGGGGTCATCATGCTCCTCCACGTCCCAGGCGAACAGATCCCGCGCCGCAGCCTCGACCGCAGCAGCCGGGACCTCGTGCGCGGGGGAACCATGGCGACCGGTCGCCGCCTGCCGGTTGACGGGCATCCGGGGGTCGCTCTCCAGGCCCTGTTCGTAGGGCTCGAGGAGTGGGTGGCGGGTGTCATGGGCGGTGTGCGGGGAGGGTGTTGTCATGGCCGTGCTCCTTCGATCTCGACGGGTGCGACCACCCGGCGTCGGTTCTCAATCTGCTCGGGGGTCGGGGTCTTGAAGTAGCCACCACAGTGGCGACGCCACCCGTGGTTCTTGTCCGGGACACCGCAGCGGGCGCACCCGTCAGGGGTCCTCGTCTCGCCGGCCATCAGACGTCCAGCCGATCGGTGCTCTCGGGTACCTCTGTGCAGTCCACGCAGTCGGCCTCAGCGCCGGGGATGCGGTGCACGATCCGGCCCCCGTGAGTGTCCGGCGGGTCGAGGTGATCGTGGTGGTCCGGGACGGGGCCGCACGGGTACGGCTTGATCGCGTAGGGGTCGATGCCGTAGTGCACGGCACGCTCGTAGACCCACTCGCCGGTCTCGTCCATCCGGGACTCAGCCCACGACCATGCCTCCTGACCGGAGAGCCCCTGCAGTAGGGCGTCGGCGAGGAGCGCGGTCCGGCGGTGCTCGATCAGGAGCAGCGTCCGTGACGTCGTCATCTGCGCGGCGGTGGTGTGCTCGGGGGTGCCCTTCTCGTGACCGCCGGGGAAGGCGTCGAACCATCCGGTTCCCCAGACGTCGAAGGCGAGCGCCTGCGCGTAGAGGTACGGCACCTCGATTGCGAGCTCGCGGACCTCGGCCTCGTCGGCGTGTGGGTAGAGCTCGTGCGCGAACTTCCGCTTCGTGACACGGGTCGGGTTCTGTGGGACCTCTGAGACAGCCGGAATGGCGCGCTCGACCCAGTCTGGGGTGGCGTCGGGGGTATCGGTCGGGTGGTCGGTCATCGTGTCTCCTGTGGTTGGGTCCTGCGTGGATCGGTCTGAGGGGCCGGCGCGAAGTGCTCGGCCATGTAGTGGCGGTGCTGGATCGCCGCCGCCGCGGCGAGGGTCGGGGCCTCCATCCAGAGACCGCCGTCAGGGCAGCCGCGGATCAGGCAGCGACGGCGGACACCCATCAGCGCCACCCCGGGGACCGGTTGAGGAACGAGCGCATCGCTGTCTTGCGCTCGTCGCGGCGGTCGAGCTCGGGCTCGTCGACCCAGGCCACCAGGTAGATCCGCACCGGACCGATCCGGTCGGCCCGCTCGACTACCGTCCAGCGGTGCCACCCGTGGCGGGTGTAGAACGGCTCGACGAGCTGGTCCTGCCCGCTGGTGAGGCGCCACCCGAGGAGAGCTCCCTCGGTGGGGTGGCGTTCGGTCCAGCCGTGGCAGCCCGTCGTGCCGGATCCGCAGAGGGGTAGCCCGTTCGCTGGCGTAGCCGCGAGCGGGTCGCGTGTGCCGCCCATCCCACGGGCGCGACGGTGCTGGGCGGTGACGTCGACGCGTCCGCAGCCGATGCACCGGCCTGAGGCAACCTCGTAGATCGCCTCCCGCACCTCGGGGGCGAACGCACCCGCGGTCATCAGAACAGCCTCGGATCGGTCGAGCCCTCAGGGCCGTAGTCGGAGGCGTCGAGGTCCCACCACTCGTCGGTCTGGGTGTCCCAGACGACGTCCAGGCCGCAGGTCTTGCAGCGGGTCAGGTGGAGGCGTCGCAACGGGTGGGCGGCCACCATGGTCGGCACGTGGAGCGTGCGTCCGGTGCGCTTGGACTTCCGCGGGACGCTGCTCTCCATCAGGTCGCCCGGCAGCGGGTGGACGGTGCCGACGGACATCAGGGCGTCAGAGTCCGGCGTGCCGCACCCTGTGCAGGCAGCTTCCGCGCGCTGGGCCTTCGTGAGGTGGAGGTCGAGGGTCGTGGGGAGCTGGTCGGTCAGCTCGTCCCAGACGACTCGGCGACCATCCCAGAGAGCGGGCAACGGTCGGTCGGCCACGGTGGGCACCAGGTGGAGTCGCGTCATCGGGCGGTCTCCTGGGTCGGCTCGTCGTGCTCGACGTCGAGCTGGTCCTGCTGGAGTGCGGGGTGGCGGTCGCGGATCCGCGCGAGCTCGGCGTCGCTGATCCGCTCGGACGGGCTCACATCGCCGCCAACAGCTCGAGGAGGTCGGTCGGCTCGTCGTCGGGGACGAGCGAGTCGCAGAAAGCGCGCTCGGCTTGATGGTGGGCCTGCTCTCGCAGGTCGCAATCCACCGCGAGGGCGGCCTGCCAGGTCAGCGGGCCGAACGTCTCGTACTTGTCGTGCCACGACGGGCCAAGGGCTCCGGCAGTCCAGAAGCGTGCGCGTTCGTGACAGATCGCACCCCACTCCCGGCGCAGCTCGACCGCGCGCCGCTTCACGGGCGCCGGCAAGCCGTCGGCCCACCTGCTGATCTGGG